ACGATGCCAAAACCCCGCCGCCTGTCCACGATGAAAGCTGGGAGAACGCGGGAGAAAAGCACTGCTGCATCATGAGCGAACTTGTGTGGGTCTGCTGCGAGAGCCGGAACACCATGAAGGGCTGGATTGAAAACGGCAAGTGGTACATCGAGGATGGCCGCCCAGCGGCAGATACGCCCTATGGTGCTGTGAAGTTCTGGGCTCCGCTGCTGGAGCCGCCGGAGGTAGCGAAATGAAAATCATCACAGTTAAGCATGAGGTTTCGCCGGGGTATGGAAAATGTGAGTTCGGAGGAGATTTTTGGGGCAAAGAGGTATGCAAATACCATGCACTACGCACCCAAACTCACGGAAACAAGGCTCCGCCTGAATACAGGAAGCCGAAGTGCCTGCTATTCAACTGCTGGCTCGAAGAGCCGTACAAAAAGTGCGAACCCTGCCGCAGGGCGTGCGCGGAGGTTGACGAAAAGTGAAAGCAGTTCTTTTGAGCATCCGGCCCGAATGGTGCAAAAAGATTCTCGGTGGCGAAAAGACTACGGAAATTCGCAAAAGCCGCCCCAATTTAGAAACGCCGTTCAGGTGCTACATCTATTGTGCAATGCCTGTCGGAAATGTCATCGGCGAGTTTACTTGCGACAGGATACGTTTTTACAGCGGCAAGTCATGGTTGGTCAAGGAAGATGTCGAAAGCGTAACCGCTGGTAGTTGTCTGTCTTTGGAGCAAGTCAAAGAATATGCCGGATGGAGAAAAGCTGCATCGTTTATGGATCGTAAAGATTTGTATGCGTGGCATATCTCTGATTTGAAAATCTATGATAAGCCTCTACCTTTAGGCAATTTCATTCCGAACTGCCGTTACCTTGAGGACGAGGCTGGATGCCGTGCATATAGAGAACATGGATGCAGCTGTCCTGACCAGCGGTATGATCTCAACCCGGATGGAAGTGTCAACATGGCGATATGCCAAAGGAGCGTGAAACGACCACCGCAGAGCTGGTGCTATGTGGAAGAGAAAGATATAGTGGACTTGCTGTACAGCAATAAGGAGGAAAACAATGCCTGATGTAAGACCGATTGACGCAACTGCACTTCAAAATACAATTTCCGAGTGGCGCAAGAAAGAGATGGAAAATGACAACTCCATTACTGGTTCTGCGATTATTGATGCATTTGGCGATGTACTAGATGCAATCAGCGTTGCCCCTACCATCGACATTGATTCACGATGGGTGAGCGTCAAAGACCGCCTGCCGGAGTTTGAAGATGACGAGCCGTTTATCCGCTGCATTGTGAATGTCATTCGGTGGAGTGAGGGCTGGACAGGCCTTTGGAACCAGCCAGAGCCGACACTGAACGAGGAAGAGTTCACCGCTGCTGCTACCTATAACCCGGAGCAGAAAATTTTCACAGTGTATGATGGCTTTGGCAGCTCGATGGTCATAAACGCTCTGCTTTCCCCTGATGACGGCGGCGGTGAATCTGGATGCCGCGTCACCCACTGGATGGAGAATCCGGCCCCTGTTGGCTTTTGGAAAAAGGAGGCCCAAAATGATGTATAGAATTGAGATTTCCGAAGAATCCCTCCGCATCATCGGTCTGGCCGTGGAGGAATATATGCGGATCCGCATGGGCCAGTTTGAAGCCCTTTCCGAAGACCTCGTTTATGAGGGAAAAGACCGCAACAAGCTGTATGAGGACCAGTACAAGTTCGGCGTGTACAATGAGCGCAGCCGGAGCGTTGAGAAAATATTCAATCTGGGCTACCAGATGGCGTTTCCTCCGTTCGGCAATCGGGAGCGGCAGCATGAAGCATGGGGAACGTGCATTGACCTCGTCCACGCCATCGAGCACCAGCAGTGGCTTGATGCACCAGAGGATAAAAAAGAGGCACCCGGCACCACATATCGCTCTCATGGGCCTGTCCCTCTGGGCCGGGAACCGTACCCGAAAATCGAGAGGGTGAAAAAATGAGTTGCTTGTCCTGTGAGAACTACATACCCCTTGAACCGTCCATCCAGCGCACTGATGCCCAGGGCCAGACATATACTGTGCCCGGCCTGTGCAAAATTGGTGCAGACCACATAATTTGTGGACTTCCGGTCTACCTTCCGACAGCAAAATGTGATAAAATAATAGAGGCGCCGCCGCAAGACGGTAGCTGAATTATGACGGAGGTAGGTTGTGACATTACAGGAATTGTCCAAGTACTATGACATTCAGATGACCCTCGAAAAAGACCGTGAAGCCTTGGAGCGACTGCGACAAAGAATCACTCCCGCCTCCCCACAACTGACCGGGATGCCCCACACGCCAGGTGTCCGGGATAAAGTCGGAGATCTGGCTGTAGAGTTGGCCGACATGGACGAGCGCATCCGCTGGCTGGAAGAGCTGGCAGCGCAGGAAAAGCCCAAAGTCGAGGCCTACTGCAAGAGCATTGTGGATGCTCGGATGTATCTGGTTTTCAGACTGCGGTTTATCCGCTGCTACTCATGGGCCGAAGTTGCCGGAGTTCTGGGAAAAGGATATACCGAAGATGGGGTCAGCCGGATGGCATACAACTACCTCAACAAAAACTGACCGATAAGCCCTGCATTTGCGGGGCTTTTTATTTTTGCCCCAAAACTGAAATTCAAATCAGAAATCCACACAAAATCAGCTCAAAATTGAAATGAATTTAACTTTTACCCCCTGAAAAGTTGAATTCAAAGTGGAAATCGTTGAGAATCAAGGGGATGGTTTCACTCGCTGTCGGACGTTGTCGGATGGTTTCGGATGGATGCCGAAGCTTACCGATGGATTCAGATGACAACGGACGCTCCGAGTGATATGATTAGGATGCAAAATTCAAATCAAGCCAAGCGGTGCTCACCATTCCCGGTGGGTGCCGCTATTTTATTGCCTGAAAGGAGGATTCCGGGCCGCACGTTGCTCCTTTGCGTGCGGCATCACCGTAGCACCCCGAAAAGCCGAGGTGCTGCAGCTGGGCATTTCGCCGTGCCCAGTCACAAAGAAGGAGATTTTCCATGTATCAGAAAATCAAGGCAAAATTCAAGGCAAACCCCACCATTTTCTACGCCTGTTCCATCGTTGCATCATGGGCAGGAGTCGGCTCCCTGATGAACTTCCGCACGCTGGCCATCAACAACGGCGCTGCTGCGGCTATCATCTGGGCGGTTTTCAACTCGCTGGCCTGTATCTTCTTCGGTCTGTTTGCGGAGTACATCCCGACCGTCCGGCGCATCATGCAGAGCAAGGTGATGTTCTACTTCATCGGCTTTTTGACCGTGTTCCAGACATGGACGCAGATGTCCGGCATCTATGAGATCTTCGGCGACACGCCGATCGGCACCACCGGAGGCACATTGATTGTCTACGGCACCTGCCTTGTGTTCCTGTTTATGCTTCTGAAAGAGGGCATGATTCGGAACGTCCTGTCTGATGGCTTTTCATGGGTGGTTGTTTACGGTCTGCTGGCAGTCGTTGTCATTGCCGCGCTGGTATACACCCACGGTGCATTCGTCAACATCGACCCCGGCCTGACTGCTGCCGGTATCCAGACGGGCCTCTACAAAGGCTTCTTGCTGCTGCCCGGCCCGTTCACTTATCCGTACTACTACTCGCTGTTCTCCTACAACGACAAAAATGAAGATGGCACCCAGCACGGCAACATGAAAAAGTCCTTTGTGCTGGCTGGCGTGATGTTCGGTGTCTACATGGTGCTGGCTGCGCTGCTCACATGGGTCAATTTCAGCCCACTGCTGAACACGCTCAAGGCTATCCTGATCACCATCATTGCGCTGTCCTCGCTGTCCACCTACCTCTATTCGGAGTATCTGGTGTTCGGTGAGAACATCGGCTTTCTCATTGACGTGCTCACTGTTACCTCGTGGCAGCTCGTGATCCCGCTGGGTGTCATGGGCATCTGGACGCTGATGAGCGAGCTTCGGGTGTACATCATCATCTTTGTGCTGCTGGCCTCCGTGGTCCTGCACCTCGTTTCTGACCGAAAGGAGGATGCACGATGAAAATCACGGTAAAGAAGCTGTCCGAGCTGCACAAGCCCGCCCACAACATCCGCCGGCATTCCGAGAAGCAGTTGACCGAGTACATCCGCAGCATTGAAATGTTCGGGCAGGTCAAGCCGCTGGTCGTGGCCGAGGACGGTGAGATCATCGCCGGTAACGGTCTGTATGAAGCGCTGCTCCGCATGGGCCGGGAAACCTGTGACTGCTATGTCATGGTCGGCCTGACCGATGTTCAGAAGAAAAAGCTCATGATGGCCGACAACAAGGTCTATGAGCTGGGATTCACTGATGTGGATGCCATCGAGGAACTGGTCAAGGAGCTGGACGGTGATGTGGATGTCCCGGGCTGGGATGCCGATCTGCTGGAAATGCTGAACAGCACCGAGGATGAAGCGGACGAAATGATTGGCTCCTACGGAGAATTCCCGGAGAGCGAGATTTCGTCCATCAACCGCCAGCAGAATGAGGAACACGTCCCCTATGCAGCAGCGCCTACCTATCCGGTAGCGCCGCCCGACCCACAGCCCGTGTCCACCGTCTCCGAGCCTCCGCAGCAGCCCTCCCCGGTGTTGGAGGTGTCTACACCTACCGAGCCGGAAACCGCTGTTCCTGAGGCGGCCAGCGGCGCAGAGCAGCACCGGTACATCCGCTGCCCGAAGTGTGGTGAGCTGATATGCCTGTGAAAGTAGTGGAAAGCAACCTGAACGTGTTGCAGGCTGCGAAGATCCGCATCCGAAATGTGTTCGCCAACGGCTGCAAAATCTACCTGAGCTTTTCTTCCGGCAAGGATAGCCTGTGCATGGCCAACCTCGTTTATGAAATGATTCTCTCCGGTGAGCTGGACCCCAAGCAGCTGACGGTGACGTTCATCGACGAGGAGGGGCTTTACCCCTCGATGGTCGATGCAGCATACCGCTGGCGGCGCAACTTCCTGTCGGTCGGCGCAAAATTCTTGTGGTTTTGCCTGCCGTTCAAGCAGGTGTCCGTCATTGACCACCTGTCCAGCTCCGAATCGTGGATAACGTGGGAGCCGGGCAAGGAAGATGTCTGGATGCGCAAACCGCCCGATTTTGCCATCATGTACAGCCCCTACCTCCACTATGCAGGGGAAATGAACTACCAGACGTTCTGCTCCAAGGCGTTTTCTGACGGCATCCAGCTTGTCGGTCTGCGTACGGCGGAAAGCCTGACCCGCTTCAAGTGCATTGCCAACACCAAAATGGAGCGCATCACCCGCGGCGGCAAGTTCTATCCCATCTACGACTGGAAGGACTCCGATGTGTGGCTGTACATCAAGGAGCGAAACCTTGAATTTCCTGAGATCTACATGAGGCTCTATGAGGCGGGTGTCCGAAAGAATGC